GGAAAGACCTTAGGGCGTGCGGCGGTCGGGCCCGCTCCCAGTAGGTCCATTCCTCTCGCCACGCGGCGCGCTCCTCGTCGGTGATCGGGGGGATGAGGTCGGTGACGTCGGTGGTCTGCTGCTCGTTCATCGAGAGGCGGTCTCCCTGCATGCGCGCACCGCCGCGCGCAAGGCGGCGTAGTCCGCGATCATCCCCGCCAGCACAGACCCCGGCGGCAGGCGCTCGACCTCATCTGCGGCACGATTGCGGGTCGTCTGATCGTACTCGACGAGCGCAGGGCACACGACCGCGGGCGGTGCAGGCGGCAGAGCCGGCGCGCAGCCGGCGAGAAGCAGGGCGGCAAGGACGATGGAAGCGAAGCGCATGGTGGTGCTCCGATCAGAACGGGCGGCGGGGGTCGCGCAGCCAGGCCGCCGTCTCCGACGGCGAGGACGGACGCTGCTGGATCTGTGCTTCCAGAGTCTTCTGCTGCGTGGCACGCGCGCGCTCTGCGGCGGCGGCGTCCCGGCGCGCGACGTCAGCTCGGACTCGGTCGGCGCCGGCGCGGTAGCCGCGCCCGAAGATGGCGGCAATGGCTCCCAGGGCGGCTACGGCGGCGAGAAAGTAGGGCAGGACCTTGGACCATCCGCCGGACACGGCGCCGGCGGCGGAGGAGAGGAGGCGACGGATCATCGGCGGGGCTCCAGCATGAGGCTGTGGCGGGACGGGCGACGCGATGGGCGCGCTGCCGGGCGAGGCGTCCAGAAGTCCGGGCCGCCGAGCGCCTCTCCGACCATCTTGCCGACGGCGTAGGCGGCAATGCCGGCGATGGCCGAGCAGGACACGACCCAGATGCCGAAGATCAAGATGTCGAGCAGCAGCATGGCGGGTCCTCCCGGGGGAGGAAATGGGCTCGACTAGCGCATCAGGGCTGCCGCAGCCCCGGCCCCGGCGAGCGCGGCAAGCAGGAGCACAGCGCCGACGGGAGCGCCACTGCGCCGCGCTACGGCGAGCAGACCGGCGGCCGCGGCAGTGATGCCGCAGAGGAGGATGTAGCCGAGACCGCCGATGGTCGCCATGCCCAGGACCTGGGGGCGGGCGCGCTGCGCCGGATTCACGAGTGCCCTCCCCGCGGCGCAACGCCGAGGCGCACCTCGGCGCGACGACCGGAGAGAAGGTCGGCCCACTCTTCGGACGTCCTGTCACGCAGGTATGCAAGCACGGACGTCGGAATGTAGGTCACGCTTTCTGGCCGGTCCCCGGGAGAGAAGGGATTGAGCATGACGAACACGACGACGGGCTCTGCGAGGCCGGGATGACGGATCATGCGCGATCTCCGTACACGACGTCCGCGAGCAGGCAGACGATGCCATAGCCGTCGGCAGCGACGACGGCGGGCGTGAAGAGGTCGAAGGGATCGCTCGGGTCTTGCGCTACGCAGCGCACCGCAAGGCGCTCGCCGATGTCGGCGCCGAGACGGTCGAGGTGTCGCCGTAGTCCGGCGACCTCGCGCTCGACGCGGGCGCGCCACCGCGCGGCGTGCGGCGCAAGCGCGGGGCGACGCATGGCATCGACTTCGACGCGCAGGGCGGCGCGCGCGGCGACCAGCACGCGGGCAGCGCGGCATCGGGTCTCGGGGTCGGCGCACAGCGCCGACCGCATGCGCTCACCGCGGAGACGGGCGTGGGCGCTCACGGCGCAAGCGCGGCCAGGACCTGGCCAGCGAGGGCGCGGTAGCCCGCGCCCGTGAAGTGGATGCCGTCGGGCGCGCGGGGCGCGCTGCATGCGCCCGCGGGCAGCGCGCGCAGGTCGAGCGTCTCGACGCCGGCGGCGCGGGCCTCTTCTGCCCGGCGCTGCGAGCGCGCGTCGAGGGACGCGGGGCGATGGCACGGCGGCGTCAGGACGACGAGCCGCACGCCGCGGGCGCGGGCGACGTCGCCGAGCGCGCGGAGCGCGGGCGTGATGTTGTGCGTGTCGTTAGTGCCGACCGACAGCAGCACGACCGCCCCGCCAGGCGCGCCCCGCACTGCAGCTTGGATTGATGGGTGTGCGGCCTCGATCCCGGAGATCGCCGCAGACGGCAGGCGCGACGCCTGCGCCATGCCGACGGCGAGCGAGTCCCCCGCAAAGAGACAGACGACCGCGCAGAGCGCGGCCACGCTCATCACGCGCGGCTCCGGCTGCGGCTACGCGCCGGCGTCGCGCGCTTGGCGGCGCGGGGCGGCGGGGCCTCGTCCTCGACGGGCTCGACTTCGATCTCGGAGGCCCGCTCTTCCGCGGCGGGCGACGCGAGGTGCGCGGCCTGGACCGCGCGCAGCGCCGCCTCGGCGCGGCGCGCGCGGAGCGTGGCGTAGGTGCCGTATCCGACGCCGGCGGCGACGAGCAGGGCGCCGATCGTCCCGAGGATAGGCAGCACGTAGGACAGGCTGAGCAAGGAGTGCCCGGCATCCTGGAGCGGTGCGGCGACCTCGGCGACGGTCTGCACGACAGGTGCCGCGACATCGGCGACGGCGGCGGTCGCGCCAGCGGCGGCAGGGATGGCGATGGCCGTCTCGGTGCGCGTCAGGATCGGGCGCGCCGTGGCGATTCCCTCTGCAGTCTGCGCCTGCTCGACCGCGGGCGCAGCGTCGAAGAGGCCAGGCTCGGAGTCAGGGCCCTCGAGGAACATCTTAGCTTCGAGCTCACGCCGACGGCGCAGACCGCGCAGCTCCTGGCCGGCGGCGAAGCGGTAGTCGAGGAACGCCGTTGCCGCGGCCTCGCGGTCGCCGCGTGCGAGGGCGCGAACGACGCTGCTGTTGTAGAAGCCGCGGCGGGACGTCGGCGAGCCGGGACCGATATTATAGCACAACGACACCAGCGCATCGAGCTCGCTTTGATCAACGACGATGCCGCGATCATCGAGCGCACGCAAAACCGCCGGAACATAGACTTTCGCGAGGCGATCCCGGAACAGCGCTTGCGCGCGTTCTACGGTGATGACGTCGCCTTCGCGCACGGGCGTTCCGTCTTCGTAGGCCGTGCTGCCGTACCCGATAGTCCAGACGCCGCCGGGGCACTGGTAGGCGCGGACGCGTGTCGGGTCGCCTGAAATGCGGCGCGCGAGGCCCTCCTGCGCGTGCAGGAATCGCTCGCAGTTCTTCGACGGTGTCCGAGCCGGGCGTCCGGTCGTGCGGTACGGTGTCGCGGTCATGATCGATGACTCCGGTTGAGGGCCGGGCTGGTCACCCAGAAGATGGGCCCGGCGGACTACAGGCGGCCGATCCAGCGCCCGTGCTTGTCGAGCAGCATGGGCGCGAACGACGGCACGCCGTCGTAGATCACGAGCGCGCCCAACATCGGCCGCTTGGCGCCCGCTCTGTCGTAGGCGAAGGCCGGGCTGCGCGGGTTGATGAGACATCCGGACGCGGCGGCAAAGCGCTGTCCGAGGCGCGTCGTGATCCACTCGACGCCGGCGAGCCGGTGATGGTCGGCCTGCACGACAGAGACACCTTCTTCCAGCGCGATCCGCTGCAGGTTCGTCCCAAGGTCGTGCGCGAAGACGCACGACCCGGTGCGAAGATCCAAGGTCAGTTCGTGATGCCAGCGCCACCCCAGCCCCCGCCCCTTCGGGCGAACAAAGCGCCCGTCTTCGATGCGCTCACCGAACAAGATGTCGCCGGGACAGGCCATGACGCCGCGCGGGAGACCGGCGCCCTTCGCGGCCCGGCGCGGGCGCGCGGCGTGATTCGAGTGCAGTACATCGACGATCGGAAACAGGTCATGCAGTTCGAGCGCCGCGCGCCGAGCCTCGCGCAGTTCGTGCCCGGCGGACGCTAGGTCAGGGTCGCGGACGAACGCCGACAGCGCCTGCCAATCGACCTCGTCGCCCAGGCACACGACCCGCGTCGGCTCGACGTCGTCGCGCAGTGCGCGCAGGAACGCCATGGCGTCCGGGTGGTGGTATGGGAGATGAATGCAACCGAACGCGAGGATGCGCGTGTTGTCCGTCGGGCGGTCCGGTGCCTGCCCCTCGGCGACCGCGGCATCCGTCGCCTCGCGTCGCGTCGCCGGGCGCGCCTCAGGCGCGGGCCGCGCGCCGCGCGCGCTCATCTCGTCGAGCGTCTCTGGGACAGCGGCGTACGCCGCGCGCGATGGCGCGGCGGGCGGCGTCATGACCTGCGCCAGGGCGCCGGCGATTGCGGCGGCAAGCGTCGCCGGATCGACAGAAGCCAGCGATGCAGGCGCTGAGGACGCCGCGCGCAGACGCTGGAGCTGCTCTCGGTCTCGGCGCAGTCGAACGGCGCGCGGGGAGACACCGAGGTAGCGCGCGGCGGCAGAGACGCCGCCGTGTTCCGCGATGATGGTCTCGATGGTGGAACGGTGGGGGCAGGAGAGAGTGTGTTCGCTCAGGGCCGGGTCCTCGTAGCCGATTGCGCGGGAGTGGCTACCGGGGCCCGCTGGGGCGGGCGCCGCCGGGGACTGGCGGGGTCTGATGCGTGGGAGGCCGCTATCTCACAGCCCCGGTAGCCGAGGAGTAAGTGGGTTCAGAATCAGGGCGCGGGCGCGCGGAAGAAGAAGCCGATCGTGGTCGGGAGGATGTTGCTCACGATCCAGAGCACGGCGGCGGCGATTCCAGACGCGAACCAGATTCGCGTCTTGATCTGATGCGTCTCGGCGGCCATACGATCGACGGTCTTCTGCAAGCCATCGGCGCGCGCATCGGCCTCGGCCTTGTGCCGCGCCAGGTCTTCGCGGAGATGCGCTTCCATGACTGCGCGCGCCTCGCGCTCCGCAACCATGGCCGCGGCGATGTTGCCCATCTGCGCTTGGATCTGTCCGTCGAGTCTGTTGACGGTCGCAATGAGCGTCAGGATCTCGCGCCCAAGGTCTACCGAGCTGGGGGAGGGCGGCAGGGAAGACATCTCTGTACCTCAAGGTAGAAAAACAGCACGCCTTGAAAATAGGTCCAGCGCGATGTGCTATTCGCCCTCGACTTCGACCGCCTGGACGTCGTTGCCGAGGGGCGGCAGGACGCGCCAGAGAGCGCCGTCGTTCGACCAGTAGACACGGTTCGTGCCGCCGTCCACGGCCCACCAGCGACCCGCTCGGTAGTTGAGGCTGCTCGCGCGCCGGTTCACGAGCGCTCCTGAAAGGCCGAGGTCGGAGGTCGTCAGGTCGGTCTCAATCCGGCGGCCCCGCGGGCCGCCATTCCGCGAAATCACGATGAGCACACGGCCGCTCGCACCCCACAACACAGGAGCGGCGACGACGGACTGTGGCGGCGGCCCGTCGGACACGTTGCCGTTTTCGAGCCACGTCAGGCCATCTGAGGTAAAACTGTTTGCCCCTGCGTCACTGACGGCAAAGAACATCTCTCGAGTTGCCAGCACTGTCGAAAGCCCCGCGGGGAGATCGGCGGCCGCGGAGATCTCGATCGCCGCGCCGGAAACAGTCGCGAGCGCAGTCTTGCGGTCGTTGGCCGCGATCATCCACGCGCCAGACCGCGCGGGGACAAAGCGCACATAGACTTCGTTGAGCGTCGGCGACGCCTCACTGCGCATGCCGAGCCAAGGCCGGGTGCTCGGAATCTGTTGAATGTCAATCGGGAAGCGCCAGCCAGACGGGAAAAACACAGACAACGAGACGTTTTCCGGCTGAGCGCCGCCGTAGCCCGGAGAGCTGTTTGCTACGTCGAACGCAAGTTGCACCTCGATTCCGCCGGCACGCACGCGCTCGCCATCGAATGGTCTCTGACTTTCCGGCAAGCCGTCGCCGCCGACACCGCCGCGGTACCTCCAGTTGTTGCCGATCACGACTTCGACATCAATGACGCTGCGCGTCATATCTTGTCCAGGAGGACGCGGCCCAGATGGGGTCCATCCGAAAGTAGTATCATGAATCGCGGTGATCGCGATCGTTCCACTCATTGTACCGCCGACCGCATTCGCCAGCGCATCTATGTCTCCGCCGACGGCTTCAATCTTCAAGAGCGCAAAGCTGTCGCTGTTCGGCGCAGGCTCCGGCGTTGCTGCGGCGACGTTGCCCTCGTAGCGAACCGTGCTCGTCGTGGCGTCCCAGTCGGCGTCCGTGTTGACGCCATTCACCGCTTCGAATCCAACCGCTCCGTCAAGTCGCAGCCGATCATGCGGTCGAAACTCAACAGGGTATTCTCCAGGCCCCGGCGGTCGTGGCTGCCACAGAATCGTGAGCCGCGCGCGCCGGGTGTTGTCCGGGTACTCGACCCACTCGACCGACGCCGAGATATCGACCGGCAGCGGCAGATAGGGGCCGGAGAGCCGCTGTCTCGCCTGGGGATTCAGGGCGCCGATGACGGCCTGCGCGTAGTCGAGCGCGGACCCGCCGGGCCAGACGATCTCATCCGTGAAGAACTGGTTCGGCCACAAGGGGCGCCAGACGTTGCCGCCGCCGTCGAGCCAGGTCGTGCGGTCGAAGATGATGCGGTAAGTCCCTGCGGCGATCGTCGGGTTCGCAGCGCGGGGCCCGATCCAGTACTGGACGCCGGTCGATGTATCCTCGATTCGATTCACGACGACACCGCGAAGCGCGCCGTCGAGCGACCCGCGCCGCTCGTCGGCGATCTCCCACGCGTCCGAGCCGCCGCCGGTGGGGCGGCGGTAGGCGAGCGACGTCAGAGATCGATTGCCGAGCGGAGTGTCGCCCTCACGCGCCGCGCCGCCGTCGATGACGATGCGCCCGGCGCGTCCGACGGCGAGTTGATTGCCGCCGCCAGCGGCAGTCTGCGCGAGCTGCACGCCGCGCGGGGCGCGCGTCCATGACGTCGCGCCATTGCTCGAAATCCACAGATTGCCCGCGCCGTCGACAACATGCACGACGCCGCCGAGCACAGACGCTGCGGCGCCGGCGCCCCAAGGGCCGGTGTGGCGAGACCAGGTGCGCCCGCCGTCTCCCGACAGCAGATAGAGAGACGTCGAGGTCAGTAGGAACAGCCGGCCCGACGAACGCAGGCGCCGGTTGCCGTCGTCATCGACGAACTCGTCGTCGGGGCCTCCGGCGCCCGGCGGGCGCGCGACATCGGCGGGATCATAGGGGTCGCCATCGCCGGTGTATTCGTCGCCCTCGCCGTCGGGGTCGGGGTCGCCTTGGTCGTCGTCCTCGGGCTCCTGCTGCGGGGGTGTCGGCTCGAGGTCCTCTTGCTCCGCGAGGTTGCCGATGATGACCTCGGCGCTCCACCGCTCAAGCGATTCGAACCAGGTGAGGCGCACGGTATCCCATTGCCCGGCAGGATTCGCCGGGGGCGGCCCCGTCTCAGGCTCGGCGTAGTCGATGACCTCGGCAACCGGCGGATCGCCGGGTGTCAGCACTTCGCGCTGCGCGGGGACGTAGCGCGTGTTCCAGAGAATCGGGCCGCCGATCGTGTAAGGCCGACGCGCGACGATCCAGACGACCGCGGAGCGCGGACGCACGACCACGCCGGGGAGACGCTGGTTTGTAGGCACCGGCGGCGGCGGCAGCAGCGTCGTCGAGCCGCCGTCGAGGAGCCAGGCATTCCCGAGAGACGGGTCGATCTGCGCCGGCGCCGCTTGCAGCGTGTGCAGCGCACCGCGCAGCTCGGCGCGCCATACAATCGCCAAACGCTGATCGACATGAGGAAGGTCGCGCACAGGCACGCCGGCAGTCGCGCCGCCCGGCGTCTGGATCACGGGCGTTCCCGACGCAACGCGTCGCGTCGAGGGCACGGCCGCGCCGGTCTGCGGCGGCGGCAAGTCCGAGGCATCTTGAATGTACCGGTCAATGCTCATGCGCGCGCCCTCAAAGCGTGATACCGTGGCCCGGCCAGAACGCGTTGTTGAACGCCATGCTCCAAACCGTCTTGATCTCGTCGTAAGCCGCGAGGCTTTTCATCTGGATACGGAGTTGGGTCCCGGCGTCTTGCAGCGTCTGCTGGATCTCGTCTTCCGTGTCCGCGGATCGAAGCAACGCCGCTTGCGCGGCGCCGTCGTTGACGACTTCGACGCGTTCGACGAGGTAGCCCGCTGAGAACAAGTACGGATCGACCGGGTTGAAGATGCCGCTCGTCGAGTAGCTGTATGAGACGTTTGGCCCGGTTCCGCCTGCGGCACCGATGACGCACTCGATCCGCACCTCCGCGGTCGATGTGCCGGAACCGTCGACGCGCAGGACAAGCCGCGTGATCTTGCCGGTCGCTGTTCCTCCGGGCAGCTGGCTCGAAACGACGGTCAGCGTCTGCGTCGTGTCCCAGAGTAGCGCGAGGTTGAGCGGCACCTCGAAGGAGACGGACACGCAGCGCGCCTCTCGTTGCATGATCGCGATTGCCCGTAGTACCGCGTGCTGCACGGACTGTTGGCCGCGCGGAGTGTTGAAGTAGGAAGCGCGCGCGACGTCGCCGATCGCGGAACCGGTAACATTGAGTCGCTCCCATCGCTCGATTTGAAGGTCTGCCGGGAAAGAGACGGATAGATGCCCGACCCGCGCCCGCCATACCCAGCCGCCCCAGGCAACCTCTGCGCCCGCAGCGTAGAACTGGCCAGGACGCCACAACGGGAACACACTGTCTTCCGCGACGTCGCCGAGCGCAAGATCGACGGACGCCGTGCGCCCGACGCCGGGGCCGAGCGGCTGCACGTTGTGTAGCAGCAGGCCGGTCACGACCTCGCTTCGCTTCTGCCGGTACTCTGCGGCGACGACGACGCGCGAGCGATACCAGGTCCATGGCACGCCGACAGGACGCCGGACATACGCCGCTTGCACGAACGGGTCTGCGGAAGGCTCCGCCTGTTGATCGATGAACGCGGTCGCCTCGCTTGGGAAGTTCGCGAACCCGGGCCTCGGATTCCGCACGAGATCAGACCGAACCACGGTATAGCCCGTGTTGTCTCCGAGCGCCGAGCCGGCCTTCGGCCACTCACCCTCGAGCTGATCTGGCGTCAGCGTGTTTGGCTGCCTGAGATAGAAGCGCCGGTCGATCTCGCCGGTGATGTCAATGATGCCGTTGCCCTGCTGTTCCCATTCGGCGGTCACGTTGATCTGCACGCGCCGAACAGGGTCCTCGCCGACATCGACACGCAGACTGCCATCGAGAATGGCGGCGTCATTGACAGTGGCGATGGGAGTGCCTGGCCGGATAGGAGACAGCGTCAGGTCGCCTGTGCGGCGGTTCCAGTGCAGAACCGCAGGCCGAGCGGCCAGAACCTCTTGTGCGTCGTCGGCACGCGTTCCACGCGCCGCAAGCGGTTCATAGAACGGAAGGACTTTGAGACCGTTGAGAAACGCGGCGCGCCGCGCCTCGGCGTCTGCCGGCTCAGAGATGAACTCCAAGGTCAGCGTTCTTCCTTCGACGCCGCGCGGATAAGCAACCAGGCGTCCGTGAAAGATCAGCGTCGGCGTGCCGTCGATCTCGACCGAAATGAAGACCCACGGCGGGCGCGATGGGCTAAGCAGCGTCTCGTTCAGCGCAAGAGTGTTGAGAACCTCGACCTCGGCGGTCGCGAACTGCCCCTCCTGCTCCTCGATCGTGAGGGAGAAGACCTGCGCGTCTTCGCGCGCATGCACGGCAGGATTGAAGTTAGACGGCGCCGACTGTGCCTCCGGAACCAGCGCGAAGAAAAAGCGGCCGACGTTTTGAAGTGACACGTCAGACCTCCTCGAGTACGATCGACCATCCAGTCGTCGCGTCCCATTCCGCGAAGTCCTCGGAACGCTCGACGACCATCATCGTCATCACGGGCTTGTATTCAACGTATGCCGCGCTAGGCGAAGTAGAAACCGATGTGCCGGAAACGGTCGCGGGGACGGGCGTACCGTCTGCCGTGAAGCACCGCACAGATCCCGGAACCGGAGTACGGACGAGTGTCGCAGAGCCAGAAGAAACAACCTGCCGAAGAGGAATCGGCGCATTGACAGAGACTGTCTGGCCGCGCCAGAGCGCGGCGAGCGCCGGCGCGACCGTGTCTCGACACGTGATTTCCAACCGATACTTCTGGTGCGTGGATCGCGTGAGATCGACGAGCGTGCCGTTGATCGTCCGGCGCATGCCGCCGGCGTCGATCGGCGCGATCGAGACGTCGATGCCGCGCGCGGCGCCGTAAGGAATGACGACACCGGAAATGGCGAGATCGGTCTGAAACGAAGCCGAAATGCTCATCCGTTCCTCCGCTGCCACGGAGCGGGCGCCGCCGTACGCGCCCGCGCGTCGCGGCGCAAACGGCGTTCAAGCGTCTCCATCGCTGTCTCTGTGCCGGTAAAGCCTGAGATTGTCTCGCCGCCGACAACGAGGGTCAGCGGACGCCCGCCGGACGACGTCGCCGAAACCAGGCCGCCCTCGGCAAAAGCCGGCAGGCCCGAGCGGATGCGGACGTCGATCGGCTGCACCATGCCGCCGACGGCAAACGCCGGCAGACGCATCGCGTTCAGCGCCGCCAAGAAAGCGACACCGTAGCGCCGCACGGCTTCCGCACGAATGACGAACTCGCCGTTCGAGAGGCGCGCGAGGATGGAATCCGACGTCCCGGTTCCAGGGCCAGACACATAGCCGCCGCCGGCGTAGCCACGACGCCGCGCCTCTGCCTCGATGCCTTGATTCGCCGCTTCGCGCCCGCTGATGAACGCAGAGCGGACGCGCTCGAAGACGCGCACGATCCCGTCAAACTGGCGCTTCCAAAAGTCGAACAGTCCGGACAGCACCGAGAACAGCGCGTCGCGGATGCCTTCGAATGCGGAGACGATCAATGTGCTGAGCGCGTCAAGTCCGTCAGTGAAGCCCTCGACGAACCGCTGAGCAACAGCCTGCACGAAGCCGGGGATGAAGTCCCATGCCGCCTGGAACCCGGTTGCGACAAGGTCCCAGGCCGCGCGCGACAGCGTCGGCATGTTCTCGAACGCGCCGACAATGAAGCCGACGACGAAGCCCGCTCCCTCGGCCAAGCCTGCGACAAGCTCCTCGAATGCCGCCGCGACCAGGTCGAAGGCGCGCTTGGCGCCGTCGCGAACCGCTCCCCAGTTTTTGACGAGAGCGACCCCGAGCGCTACGGCGCCAGCGACGATTCCGGCGATGATCGCCGGCGTGCTAGCCAGAGCCGCGCCCAGCGCGGCGACGGCGCCGCTGCCTGCGGTCGCCGCTCCCGCCAAGGAACCAAGACCTTTGACAATGCCGGCGATGACGCCGGCGATTGGCTTCAACACCGCAAAAGCCAAAGTCGCCGCTCCTCGGAGCGCAACGAAAGCGAGACGGATGACGCTGCCAAGCAGGTTGAAGGCGCCGACAAGCCGCAGAACGACAAGCGCGATCGCTACCTGACCGCCCGTTGCGTTGCTACCCGTGAGCTTGTTCCACTCGGCTGCCAGGAACCCGAAGGCTTCACGAACGGCATTCACCGCTGGGATGATTGCGTCTCGGAAGACGGGCACAAGCTCGTCTGCGACGAAGCGCCCGACGATCCCGAGAATGCGCCGCACCTCGTTCCAGTCGTCGATGATGCCGCGCACGAAGTCCGTCTGCGCCGCTCCGCCGGACAGCATGATGAGAAGGTCATTGACGACGGGACGAACGCGCTCCAAGGCGTCGGCCAGCCCCTGCCCGATGGCGACGCGGTTGCGCTCGATGAGTTGTTGGATCGTGTCGCTGAACGCAGTCAAAGCCGGCGCCACGACGACGGCAACCGTGTTGCGAAGGCCTGTGAGGGTATCGGCCAGGTCGTCGGACGCTTCCTGATATCTCGTTAGAACCTGCGTCCCCTCCGGGCCGAGCACGATTCCGAGACGGCGCGCGCGCTCTGCGAGCTGCTCCATGCCGGCGGCACCGCGGTTCAGAACCGGGATCAGACGGACGCCGCGCTCTCCGAACAGATCGACAGCAAGCGAGACCTTTTCCGGGCCGTCCGGCAAGCGCTGAAACGCGTTGGCAACGTCGGCCAAGGCGTCATGCAGAGTCCGGACATTGCCGGATGCGTCGCGCACGGAAACGCCCAGTCGCCGAAGAGCGCGCTGGGTCTGGTTTGTCGGTTCGCTCGAACGTAGCAGCTCTTCCTGCGCGCGGGCGCCTTCGCGTATCGCCTCTTCGCGCAGAGCGCGCGTCTCTTCGAGCTGACGCAAAAGCAGATCACGACGGGCGTCCGTGCCAGCGCGAACCGCTCTGGCGATCTCGTCCATGCGCGCCTGGGCGGCAATGCGATCAAGCGCGGTCTCGCCGCGGATCGATTCCCTCTGTGCGGTTCGGTAGAGCCGTTCGAGAGAGGCTGTGATCGCTTGATCGCCACGGTCGATCGTGCGCGCGATCTGCTCTGCCTGCTCGCCATATAGCCGCACCAGACGGCCGCTTCTTGCGCTACGAGCCACGGCGTCCTCGCGCGTCTTCTGCGCCTCTTGCTCTGCCCTTGCGGCTTCCTGCAAGCGATTGGCGAAGCCGCCCAGCAGCCGCTGTGCTTGCTCTGGCCGGACGCCGGCGCGCCCGAACGCGAACTGCAACTCGGCAAGCTTGTCGGCGGTCGTGCCGATCGACTCGGCCGCGTTTTTCATCTCCTCCGCAGTCTGCGCGGCAGGGGCGACGAGTCCGCGAAGAGCGGCGCCGGTTGCAGTGATTGCGCCGGCGGCGGCCGTCAATCCAACCGAGACCCGACGCCCCATGTTCGACAGCGCTTCGCCGACACCTGCGACTGCGCGCCGAAGATCGCCAAACGACCTTCCGCCCGCAGTCGCGATCGAAGACAGCGCCGCCCGGACTTGATTTGCGCCGTCGAGAGCAATCTGTACGCGAATGCGGTCGGCCATGCCGTCAGCGTCTCCGTGCGCGCGCGGGCGCGCGCGTCACGCGCCCGAAAAGGTCATGGAGAAGATGGGGCCAGGGCACCCGACTACCGCCCGCGCGACGCCCGTTGAATCTCTCGAAGGCGTTTGCGTTCAGCGGCACGGGCGGCGCTGCGCTCGATCTTGCTCATCTCGGACTGAAAGATCTGCGGGAAGAGAGCGCTCGCTTTCTTGACCTCGGCGGCAACGTTGATGCGCGGCTTGATCCGAGTGCGCCTCGTCACCCAAAACAAGGCATAGAACGCCCGTCGATTTGTGGCGTCGAAGAACGTCGGCCTGATCTTCCCAGTAAGACCAGCGCGCCGGACGTCCTCTTCCCCCGCGCCGAGAATGTAGCCGTTCGCCGTCGGGACAGACTGCAGCTTGCCCGTGTCCGGATTGCCGAGCAGAGCGCGCGCTTCGTCGAGGTTGCTGCTCTTCTTCCAGCGCCCGGCGATCGACCGGCTCTGGCCGAGGCCGAGAGCCAGGGCGTTTGGCAGCGGCATGACGAGCGCGTCGCCCTCGATCGTGCCGCCGGTCTCGAAAATGCTAGCCCACGGCGCGTTGAAGAAGATGAACCCTCGGGGCGACAGTGAGAAAGCGTTCCGCCGATCGGGGTAATAGACGCCACGCCACGAGTTCTCGAACCTCGCGGCACCGGTGAGGGACGCGTTTGGTCCTTGGTATTGCTTGAACCTGCGGCGGACGATCTTGCGGACGTCTCTCTTTGCCCGATCGACCACCCGCTTCATCGATCGCGTCGCGGCCTTGGCGAGACGGACTTCATTCTGTCCGAGGACACGGGCCAACGCTGTCTCGTCGATGTCAATCCTCAGGGTTCTGTCCTGAGCCATAAAAGCTTAGCCTCCTTTTTCAAGGCGCCTCACCGCGTCCCTGACCGCGTTGTCCTTGCCGTGGTGCGCGAGCCGTCCAGTGTAGATAGCGTCGGCGAGACGGCGGTTGTGCGCGCGATCAGACGCGCGCAGAAGCGCGGCGATCTGCCGCGGCGTCGAGAGCCAGACCGAGGCGCGGTCATGGCCGCGCTCGATCAGCGTGACGCAAGCGTCGGCCAGGTCTTGCGCCAGGTTTGACGGACGGCCTTTCGACCAGCCGGCGGCGCTTATGTCGAAGACGTCGAGTCCGTGTTCTCTGACACCGCGACCGTCACCAGGCCCGCCGCCTGCGCGAGCCGGGTGATTCTGTCGAAAAAATCCGGCACGCCTCGCGGGAACGTCCGGCTCAGAATAGCTTCAAGCAGATCGACCTGGGCTTCGAGCGGAAGAAAGGCGGCGGCGGCCTCTTCGGCGGGGTCGATCGATGCGCCCTGTGGCGTCAGGCGGACGCCGCCCGTGCCGCAGGCGATAATCGCCGCAACAACCTCAGGACCCAGCGAAAGCAGAGTCTCGACATCGAGATCAACCGGGCGCCCGGACAGATAGTCCGAGACCTGCTTGAAACGCGCCATGAGAACAGCAAGCCCGGCGACAGAAATGCCGGACACGGGCACATCGACGCCGAGCACCGAGACGGTAGGCTGCCGCTGCGCGCCGAGGATTGTTGCCAGGCTCATGTGCTTGTCTCCCAGTTTGTGGGCCGGCGCCACCCAGACGCCGGCCCTGTTTCATCGCTCAAATCAGGCAATCTCGTAGATACGACCGAAGCCGATGTTGTTCGTTTGCGCGGTGTCGAGCAGGATCTCACCCGTAAGCTCAAACTGGTTCCACTCGTCGGAGATCAGCTGCAGGGCCGAGCCTCCTTTGAAGGCGACGCGCGGCAGATCGACTTGAACGCGCTTTCCAACCGTATTCGTGCCGACGTACCGCAGAGCGCCAATGATCGTGCTCTCGCTCATGATCTGCACCCGCCGGCGCTGCGTCTCGCCGGGGCCGAGCGACGCAATGAAGCCGGGGTCGCCGGACGTCTGGTCGCTCACCTGACCGAGGATGGCGAGGGCAATGTTGTCGATCGTGAATTCGTCGAGCGTCAAAGACACCTTGCCCGCGACCTGCACGGGAACTTCGAGGTCCTTCGACTTGATGCCGGCGCGCGACGAAAAGTGCTCTAAGAACTCGATCTCCGGCGTGATAGACAGCGCCGGCGCGTTACCGAGGTCGCGGTAGTTCGGGGCGCCCTCAGGCTTCCACGAAACAATGCCCTTGCTGACAGTGTAGTTTGCGGTCGAAGCGGCCATAGTCGTTGTCTCCGGTCAGGCGCGCGGGCGCCATGATGGTTCAGGGGGAAGATGGGTCCAGTCGATAGGTGAGGCCGAGGCTAAGAACAGCGGCCATCTCGGTGGTCTTGCCTTTTGCCAAGCTCGTCTTGAGTCCGATTTGCCGCGGCGGCGAGACGATCGGCAGACCGGCCAACGGCGCGGCCTGCGTCGCGAGCGCTTTCTGTACGTCAGCAATCAGCGCATTGAGCGCCGGCCCAACGTCCGCGTCCGTGCCTTCGACGCCCAGGACGACGGTCGGGGTGAGATCGACGAGCGCCGGGGCACCAGGCCGAGTGTCGTTCGGATACCGCATCTCGCTTTCGTCGCCGTCGAGGAGAACGAGGAACGGACGCCGCCCGGGCGGAATGTTGGCGGCACGGTTGCGCTCGACGACAGCGACGCCGGGCACCGTCTCCAAGACTTGAAGCAGCGCGGCATGAATGCGCTCGCGCACACTCAGGCTCACGGTGTCGCCCCTTCAAGATTGACGGTGAGAAGCCACTCGCCCGTGCCGACGCCGCCGGTCGTCGCGGCTTGGTAAGAGACGACACGCCATGTTCGCCCGTGCGCCGTAATGAGATCACCTTCGGCAGGCTGCGGGACGTCTGCCGCCCGCACCGTCCACCCTGGATCGAGAGTGATGACCTGGCCGTTGTGGAGCGGGATCTGCTTGCCTTGCGTCCTGTCGAGCGCAACGATCGACAGCGGCGCGCCGCCGGATGCGCGCTGGTAAGAGACCGGCGTGCCGAAGGTGCCGTATGCGGCGTCAAAGACGATCGTTTCGAGGTGAGCCGCGGTCATGCTTGTGTCTCCGGCCATGCGGGCCAGACGGCGTCGATCGCCGCGACCCTTTCAGCCCCTGTCATCAAGCCGCTCACAGGATACGCTCCACCGCAAAATATGACGACGTCAGGACGTTTTGCGCGGTTGGCTCATAGTGCCTTACGCGAAGGTCGATGACGTCCCCAGCGAAGAAAAACATCGGCGGTGGAGACATAAATGCGGATTCGCGCGCAGACAGCCTCAAATACGGGACCAGCATAGGATTGCCGTTCTCAAACAGAACAATATCAAATTTAGGAGAATCAGGCCCCATCACGATTTGGGCAGAGATGCGATATCTGCCCTGATCCAAGAACGCAATCTCGCCGGTTGAATAATTCACCTGAACGCCCATCGATGAGAAAAGCGGAGTGTGATCCCAAACAATCCTTGTCAGCGGCGGATCTGTTGGGTCTGACGGAACAGACTGATCCACACTGATCCCCAGGCAGACGGGCATTCCGGTCTCGTTGAGACCGATGATCTCGCTCATTGTGTGAAAGTGCGTCGTGTTGGCCTTGCCTGTCCGCGTCGAAGACAGCGCATAAGCGCCGATCGTCGAGCCGCTCAGCACAAAGGCCTCGATCCGTCCTGCGGCGAGCGATGAGACAAGCGCGTTTGCTCCGCTTGCTGTCGTCAGGCGCAGAGGTGCCGTCGTGCGGTTTGCGACAATGAGCATCTGGTCCGGCGAACCGTTGCTCGGCAGCCGCAGCACATAGCGCCCATTGCCGTCGAGCGCGGACGGCGTGCCGTGCACGGCCAGCACCTGCGGGATGCGCGGAAGCACGGTGTCAAGCGGCGTGGCACCGGCATCGATGACGAGCGTGTCAGCGCCGTCGAGCGCGCGCAGGGCCGCGTTCAGGTTCGCAAACGCGGTCGGCAGGTTCGTCGAGGCGTTGTTCTCAGGCGGGAAGACAGGATGCGAGAGGCTCATCAGATCAGGCCTCCAAGCTGGCGATCGTCAGATCAGCGCGATCGAGAAAGATGTCGGCGCGCGCAAGCGTGAGAGGAAGCAGCACGGGCGCGTTTCCGGCACCGCCCGAAAGTGTGAATGTGAGACCGATGCCAATGCCGATCCTCATCAGCGCAGCCCCACAATCGATGTTGCCGTCGTGCCGGTCGCGAGGACACGCCGCACGATGACGGGCAGAAGCGTTCCGGCGGCGACGCCGGAGAATGTGACAGGGCCAGTATCGTCGGCGAGAATGACGCGCACTGCGCCCGCGCCGCCAATCCAAAGGCCGCGCGCCAGAGCGGGCAGGTCCGTCGTGTCGGACGGCGTGATCTCGACGCCGCGAGAGGCGGGACTCGACAGGTCGGCAGCAATCGACATCGACGTCATCTCCGGGGCTGTACTTGACCCCGGAGCCGGGCCGCCCCGCCCCGGCCTCGGGTTCCCCGATCATGACCCCTCGGGGGAGGGAGGCGCCGGGGCGGCTTTCAGGCCGCCCCGGCTACGAACCGTCAAGTGTTGCCGACGGCGCGACGCAGAGCCGCCGGCTTGCGCCAGACCGGCAGCACGTTCATCTGCACCTCGATGTGCCGCGCACGCGGGTTCAAAGACCAGTTATTGACGTAGCGGGGGAGGCCGATCGTGTTCGCCGTCTCGACGTAGTCCGCGGGGCCGTAATAGACCTCGGCCACGCCCTCGGCGCCGACGGGGAAGAAGATCGCCTCGTTGTCGCCGACGAACGGAGCGCCGTTGATCCGACGTCCCATGACTTCAAACGTTACTCCCGCGAACTGCCAGGTGTAGCCCTCGCCGCCGTTGCGCTCGGCGCGCAGAGCGAACGGCTCGTTCAAGAGCGCGGCCTGGAACTCGGGATGGCTGCGGAAGTTCTTCGCGAAGATGCGACCGACGAAGGCATGCACGCGCTCGAACGGGATGCCGTCGAGAGCGTCCTCGATCGCGTAGACTTCCGCCGAAACCGCGTCGTTCAGCGCGCCGCGCGCTGGGTTCGCTGCGGTCAGCTGGAAGTCGGTCGGCGCCGGCGCCGTCAGCCCGAAGAGGCCATGCAGGTCGAGCAGCGTCCGCAGGTTGCCGTTCTCGTCGCGGTCCTGGACGAGGCCACGCAGGGCGCCGAGCAGCAGGAACTCTTCGGTCGTGTCGAGGTTGCGGTTCGCCTTCGTCACCTTCTCGTTGAAGACAGACTCAGCGCGGGCCAGCTCGGAGTCCGTCCCGAGAACGCGCACGTTCTGGAGATCGTCCGCAGTGATGACGTCTTCCACCGCGAAGCGCGGGATGCGGACGTCGCGGATCGTCGCGCGGTCGCGCTGCTGCGTCACGCCCGGGCCGCCGCGGCGGGTCGAGGGAACGATCGCCAGGGTGCCATCGATGGACTCCAGCGCCACGGTCGTGGTCGCCACGGGCACCGGCGTGAAGATGCCGAGAGACCGCACCCGGGCCGGCGCGGCTGGCTGCTGCGACAGCGCGCGGGAGCGGGAGACGACGCCGAAGGCATCGTTGTCGAAGATGTTGAGGATGCTCACTGTGAAGGCTCCTGTGTCAGGCCGCGCGGACGCGGATGCCGAGGTTGCGGATGGCCGCCTTGGCCGCGGCGATCTGCGTAGGCGTCGCGCTCTGCGGGAAGACCAGCAGGTCCTCCTTCACGGCGGCAGGCGCCAGGATGACGACGATCTGGCCGGCAGAGCCGCCGGTCTGGACGCCTTCGTAGGCGACGCCGGCGACGATCTCGGCGCCGGTGTTGGCCGCAGGATCCCAGGCGACATAAGCGCCGGTTGCGGTCAGGCGCCCGAGCACCTGGCCCGGGACGATGGTCTGGCTCGCGGCGAGGGGCACGGTGTCGCGGGTGATGCCGACGACCTCGTGAAGCAGAACCTCGCCGCTACGGACAGGCTCGGTAAGCGTGGGCATCAGCGTGTCTCCTTGGCGGCCCTCGTGTTAAACCCGGCGCGGAAGCGCGCGCGGGCGATCTCGTGTGCGTCGATTGCGCCGGCCAGGCCGACGTCTCCGGCGGGCCGCGGGCGTCTGTCGATTGCGGCGGCCTCCTGCGCGGAGGCGAGAGCGTCGAGCAGAAGCGCGCGGGCCTCGCCGAGAGACGCCGCATTGAGCGCGGCGGTCTCGACGGTTGAAGAGATGGTTCCAAGCTGTCTTGCCGTCGCAATGGCCGCGCGGATACTGCGACGAAGCTCGATCTTCGCTGCGATCTCATCCGGCTTCAAACCGGCCCAGGCCCTGGCAAGGGCGACGGCGTCCGGCTCGCCGGCCGCACGCAGACGAACCGCGAGGGCGAGAGCATCATCGGTCTCCTCGTCCTCCTGCGCCTTGGCCTTCCTCGCGACAGCGCCGTCGTCCTCCTCGTCGTCGTCGCCAGCAGAAGCGTCGGCATTGCCGGCCTCGTCGTCATCTTCCTCGGGCGCCGGCGCGGTGGCCTCGGTCTTGGTCTCCTCCTCGGGAGGATCGCTCTCCGCAGACGTCTCCTCGTCTTTGCGCTCCTCGACGGCGCGCGCGGACTCTTCCTCCTCGATTGGCGCCTCGGCCTTCTTCGCGAGGGGCCTGCGTCCCTTGGCCATGCTCTTCTCCTTGCTGAAGTCCTGGCCGCTCTTTCGCGCGCACGCCGCGGCAGACGAGGCCAGACGACGGACGACGGCGGCGTAGATTGCGGGGCGGGCGGCGGCGGATGCCGGCACCTCGCGGTCGGCGTCTGGCTCGACGATCTCGTCGGCCAGGCCGAGATCAACCGCTTCTTCTGCAGTGAGCCAGGTCTCTTCGGCGAGCAGGGCGTCGAGACGATCGCGGTCGATTTCCGGCGCCTTTGCGAGGTAGGCAGCAGTGAGCGCGCTCTTGACCTTCTCCAGGATCGCGGCCTGACGCCGCATGTCTTCGGCGCCGCCGAGAGCGACAGCCCACGGATCGTGGATCATCATGAGGGCCGTGCTCGGCATCAGCACACGACGCCCGGCGACGGCAATGACGGAGGCGGCAGACGCCGCGATGCCGTCGATGACGACCTCGACGTCATACGGCAAGGACCGCAAGAGACTGTTGATGGCGACGCCTTCCATGGCGTCGCCGCCGTACGACGACACGCGCACGGTGAGCTTCTCGACAGGCCCGAGCGCCTCGATGTCGGCGGCGACCTGCGCGGCAGACACGCCAAGACCGCCGATCTCGCCGTAAATGTAGAGCGTCGCCGGCCCGCCGGCGGAGCCGACGAGGGCATACGACTGGCGCGCGCGCTGACGGACTGCGCTCTTCATGACTGATTAGGTGGTTCCGCTGGTTGAACGTCTGCTAGCGACGGCGCATTCGGATCAGCGCTTCCAGCCGGCCGCGCTTGCGTGACGCCCGCGTTCGACGTCCGGCGCGGGTCTGTATCGAGCGCGAGACCGAGAGCGTCGGCGCGCGCCTGGTCTGCCGCAAGCTCTGCATCGATGTCCTCGATGTTGAACCCCAGCTCGCCGACAACGTAAGCGCGGGTTGTCAAACCGGAGCGGATGGCCGCTTTGTACGCCTCGACTTCTTGAACGGGGTTGAGCCAGCCCCAGGCCGGATAGGCCCACTCAACCGACTCAACGAACTCCTCCTCGGCCATGCCGGAAGGCAGATCGGCGGCACCGGAAAGCACGGCGACACGGACGAAGCGCGTCCAGACTGGGCGCAAGAACTGCGGCTCGATCGCTGTCCAGCGCACGGCATCGACGTAGCGCTTCCACTCCAACATTGCCGCTCGATAGGTGCGGTCATTCGAGGCAGACCAGTCGCCGAAGAGGGCCTCATAGGGGACGCCTACCGCGGCAGCGACGAGACGCAGCTGCGTCCGGACGAATGCTTCGTACTGCGGAGCGACGCCTGCGGGCGGTGTCGGGACGATCTTCTTTCCCGGTCCGACTTCAACGAAAAGTCCAGGCTCGACGGCAACAGAGCCGACGCCGGGCGTGTCGGTCTGCGTGGCGAGCTGCTCGAAGGTCGAGGGCTCTCCTGTGCCGTTGTCCTCGAGGAAGCCCGCGGCGACGGCTAGGCTCTTCATCCGGACGAGCTCGGCGTCGTCGTAGTCGTCGAGGTCGCGCAGCTTCAGCAGAGCGGGCGCCAGAATCGGCTCGCCGCGCAACTGCCCCGCCGCGCCGACGGCACGCATGTGCAGCACCTCGGACACCGGCACGGAGACAGTCATCGCGTTCCCGCCGTTCAGCGCCCAGGCGCCGAACACGTCCTTCGGGTTCGAGCGGTACAGGTGATAGGCAGTCGGCTGCCCGATCGGGCTCAGCTCGATGCCGGCGCGGATGACGTGCCCGTCGGGCGCCAGCTCGTGCTTCCAGTCAGGCAGGAAGTCGGCGGACAGCATCTCGATCTGCAACGGCACGACCAGGCCGTCTGTCAGACGCCGCTCGCGGAAGCGAGCAATCGCGTCGCCACCGATCAACATTTCAAGGCAAGCTTGGCGTTGGAGGCCGTAGAACGTCGTGGCGCCGGTCGGGTCTGCCTGACGAGTCCAACGCTCCCAGAGCCGCAGCCAGCGTTGAGCGTCTGCGGCGGGCACACCGCGCATGCGCGGGCGCGCGCCGCTACCAACCAGGGCATCCGTCATCCTCTCGATGCCGCGGCGGGCAACGGCGATGTTGCGGTACGCGATCCAACTGCGGCGCCGAAGTTCGGGACCGTAGAGCGAGAGGGCGAAGTGCGCGGAGATGTCGGGCGCGCCGTTCCACGAGGCGGTGCGGTCTGTGCGGGCCGCGCCGTCATACGACGCCCGCGCGCGCTGAACCGTTAGCGCGGACGGCGCCGACGGGCGGATGCCGGAGCCGGCGGCGACGCGGAAGCGGGGCTTCTCGGTCATCGTCAGACCCCCCGGCTGTGGCGGAAGCGGAACATGCGGAGCCGCGGGCGCGTGGCTTCCTGCGCGGCGAGCAGCCCCTCGATGTAGGCGGCAACCCGGATCAGCTCGGAGATCGACGGATAGGTCACGGACTTCGGAGGATCGCCGATCGTCACCGTCCGAACGCCAGCGGCGATTGCCTTGCGGATGCGCGCAAGGTCATCGCGCGTGTAAGCCGCGGGATCGGGAATATCGCTCATCTCTACGGAGTTGGTTCCACGCCCGCGCCGGGCGCGGCTTCACCAGCGCCGACCAGCGCCTCGCTTCTCGAACACCGTCTGCGGACGCGCCCCGCCACGCGGAACGCCGGGCTGCGGTGTCGGACGCCAAGGCACACGCACAGGCGCCGCCGGCGTCGGCTCAGGCAGCGCGGGCGCGACGGGCGCAGGCCGGACGTCAGGCTGTGGCGCAGCGACAGGCGCCGTCTCGCCGCCTGCCGCAACCCACGCGGCAAGGCGCTGTTGCTCTGCGGCTAGTGCGCGGTTGAACGTGCCGGGGAACATGCTTCGGAGCGCGACGAGCGCGACATACGCATATGTCCGGCAGTCCGCCGCTTCCGTGCGGAAGCCTGGACGCGGCTGCCACTGCGTAAGGCCGCCGTGGCCCTTCACATGGACGCGGCGCTCGGCAAGCAGCTGCTCGAACCACGACGCATCGCGATCTGCGGGGAAATGGCAGTAGCCCGGCCCTGGAGCCGTGATGTCGAGAGAGCCGAGCGCGACGTCCTTTGCCGCCTGCACGCCAACCGGCCAGACCTTGCCTGCTCCTTTGCCCGAAGCGACCAGGCCCGTCGGCCACACCTGACGTCGCTGTCCCGGCGTGTCACCTACGCCCTTGATCGGGAAGACGCGCTGTCCGCGACGCGGCAGCGCGTAGGCGGTGATTGCGTCGGTGTAGTGCCCGCCCGTATCGAGCGCGCACGCCGCGATCTGCACGGTCGTCCCGTCGGCGCGCTTCCAGTGCCGCAGGCGGATTGCTTCCAGCTCGGCCTCGAACTGCGGCGTGCCTGGCTGTTGCTCGATGAAGCCGGCAGCGATGGACCATGACTCGCCATCCTTCCCCCAGCCGACAACCTCCCACGCCAGGCCCGCGGGCGAGGACTGCGCGTCGCCGCCCAGCGTCAGGATGGCCGCACCAGGGGGCACCTCCGCGGGATAGACCTCGCGCCGTGCGAGCAGCGCATCGACGCTCGACGGCTGTCCGACGCGGTCTTCCCAGACTTCACCCAGCGTCGTGTTGATGAACGCCTTCAGCTTCTCGCGGTCGCTCTGCGCTCGTTCCCAGTCCCGGACCAGCCGGGCCATGGTCGTGAAGGGCGAGTAGAGCGTGTTGAGATGGAAGCCGGCGACGCCTTGGAACGGCGCCTCGGCGCGCCACTCCCCGCGTGCCAGTGCGCGGATGCGATCGGCGTCGGTCCATGGCGCATCGCAGGATTCGCAGTGATACCGCGCGGACGCGTAATCCCAACGCTCTCCCTTCCCTTCAACCTCCTCCTTCTGCCATCGCACCTGCGCCCAACGCAGATGCTGCATGTGCCCGCAGTGCGGGCACGGCACGTAGTAGCGGCGCCGGTCCGATGCCTCGTACTCGCGCGCGATCAACGACGCGCCGGCCAGCGTCGGCGTCGAGGCAAGGCCGATCTTGCGCCCGACCTGTGCGGTTTCGGCGCGCTTCTCCGCGAGAGCCACGGGATCGCCCTCGCCGCCCACGTTGGCGGGGAAGCGATCTACCTCGTCCATCAAGACCACGCGGAAAGTGCGGCCCGCGAGGTCCGCCGGCGAGTTCGCGGACAGAAGCTCCAGCGTGCCGCCGGGGTAGATTTTCTCCGTGGTCGTCGAGCCGGACTGGTTGCCGCGCGCGGCGACGACCTTGCCGGCCAGCGCCGGCGTGTCGCGCAACAGCGGGTCGAGATGCTTCTTGCCGAAGCGCGCCGCTTCGTCGGCGTTCGGGAAATAGACGCCGATCGCGCAGGGATCTTGAGCGATGAAATAGCCGATCGCGTTTTCCAGCGTCGCAGTCTTGCCGACACGCGACGACGTCATCATCACGACCTTCTCGACGCGCGGGTCAGAGAAGCAGTCCATGACTTCGACGAGGTACGGCGTGCTCGCGTTGCGCCACGGCCCCGGGGCGTTGCTCGTCTCCGGCGACAGGAAACGCTCGGCTTCAGCCCATTCGCTGACCGTCAGATCAGGCGGAGGAGCTAGGCTCTTCATCGTCGCCCTGGCGATCGACAAGATCGACGCCCGGGATCGACTCGTCGTCTGCATAGACGGGGTCCTCGGCAATAGCGGACAGGACGCGGTAGAGCGCCTCCTTCAGCAGGGTTGATGCCTCCTCGGCGGTCTGCGCGCGCGCGAGATCGGGACCGAGGGAGCGCGGCATTTCGAGCAGTCGAGCGCGGATTGCGCCGGCCATCCGAGACCATGTTGCCACCACGGCCTCACGCGGAAGCAGGCGCCCTTCGAGCGCCGCAACGTTCGCCTCTGCTTGTCGAGCGCGCGCTAGCTTCCAGCGCGCGTCGGCGTCGGCAACCTTGCGACCGGGGCCTCCGTTTGCGCGCGCTGTCTGCACGACAGACTGGACAGCCTGGCACAGCGGGTAGGCACCGCGCGCGTGCTTCGGTACGACGCCTTCGGCGACGAGCTGTCCGATGCGCTGGCGGCTCAACCCTAGCACCGCGGCCAGCCCCTCGGCGGTGACCTCGAGGCGGACGACGTCGGGCGCACCGAGCGCGGCGCCGGCCCGGCGGAAGGGCACAACGACCGCCTCGGGCGGCGGATCAGGCGGCTGGCCGGGAGGCGACGGGCGACGAGGCATGTGCAGGAGATGGGCCTGGCCCCAGGGCTAGCGCCCGAGACGCCCGAATGGCGCTCCACAGGGCCCGGATGCAGGGTGGACCGCGGGCTCCGAAAAGCTCGCGAGAGGGCATTTTACGCAATGATATTGCGCGAAAGTGCGGATAAAGCGCAACATTCTTGCGCTTGTGCTGACGGCCGGGCCTGACCCACTAGATCTAGTGGGTATAAGTAGGCTAGGATACCCCAAATCTAGTATTGTATATACGAAAAAGCGGCGCCGCCGCCCCACCCGTTAACCCCGCCCCCTTCAGGGGCCCCGCGACGGCAGGCGTCCGGCGGTCAGACGTTGGCGGCCCTGACACAGACAGCGATGCGCGGGTCGCGGGCGGCGGCCATTTGCCGGCTCAATGCCTCGGCAAACGCCTTGCAGCTCTCTTCTTGCGCCAACACAGACAGCGCACGGTCAAGAGCCAGAGGCATGACCGCCAGCCTCGGCTGCCCCGGCGCGGGCGCGAGGGAGATGATGACGATAGCCAGCCCCATCCCGCTCATCGCCGCGCCCTCCGCCAGACGACGCCAAGCATGCGCCGCAACACCCCCGGCCTCTCGGGCGCGGACGACGCCTTGCGAGCGAGATTTGGAGCCGCCCCCTCGCCGCGCTCGCGCGGGGCAGAAACGGGGGCGCGCCGCAGGCATCCCCGCGCGAAGTCGAGGCGCCCTAGGAGAGCGGGATTTCCTCGCACGAGATCGACGAGCTGGGCGGCCTGCACTGCACGGACGATGATGAGCGCGGCCACCACTGCCGCGGCCTCGCCGTGACCGATCGCTTCGACGTCCATGCGACAGTCGTAGGTCTGCCACTGATCGGCCTCGTGCCCGTTGATCGTAGGGGCGACCTGATAGACCTCTGCGCCGTAGAAGCCGTCGCCGAGCGGCGTGACAACGACGCCCTCGCCGTACTCGATCAGCGACCGAGCGGCCTTGACATCAGTCGAGAAGCGCGGCCCGGCGTCGCGGTCGAAGAGGGCGGCGATGATGTCATCTGTTTCTCTATTGAGGCCGGCTGGGTGGGTGAGAAGCCCGACGAGCAGCTCGGACACGCGCCGCCGCTCGACAAGCAGCGCTTCGACATCGCGCGCGATTTCTGCGGCGTGCATGTCAAAGACATGGGGCCGACGCGACAATATCAGGTTGCAATAAATTGGGATTATAACCCAAAGCCTGTCACCCAGGTCGCCAAGTTCGGAGGGGCAATCATGGAGGACGAGATCAAAGCGATCGACGACCTGCGGAAGCGGTTCCCAAACGAGCGTGCATGCTGGCGTTTCCTGGAACGGCGCCGTCTGGCCGGGCGGGCGCTTCTGCCACTATTGCGACAGCCTGACGACGTGGCCGATCCGCGGCTCGTCCGTGCGCGATGGCCTCTACGAATGCGCCGACTGCCAGCAGCAGTTCTCGGTCACCACGCGGACGCCGATGCACGCGACGAAGTTGCCGCTCTGGAAGTGGCTCCTCGCCTGCTACTTCCTGTTCCAGTCGAGCAAGGGCGTCTCGTCTGTCTTCCTCGCCCGGTGGGTGGGCGTCTCGCAGAAGACGGCCTGGAAGATGGGCCACGCCATCCGCGAGATGATGCGCACGCCCGACAACGCGCCGCTGCTCGCGGGTGTCGTGGAGATGGACGAGAAGTTCATCGGCGGGAAGCCGCGCTTCCAGAAGCACGTCATCAACAAGCGCGGGAAGGGCACGAAGAAGGCCGGCGTCTTTATCGCCGTCGAGCGCCAGGGGCAGGTCCGCACGGCGCCGATCCCGAATGACGGATACGACGCCCTCGGCCCCCTGGCCGACGCCTTCGTCCGCAAGGACGCACACCTGATGACGGATGGCAACCCGACCTATTGGCGGATCGGCCAGGACTACCACCGGCATGAGTCCGTGGATCACACGTCCAAGGAGTTCGTCCGGGGCCAAGTCCACAACAACACCGCCGAGTCCTTCGGCGCCCTGCTGGAGCGGATGAAGTTCGGGACCTACCACCAGATCAGCCGGCAGCACCTGCCCCGCTACCTGGAAGAGGCCGCCTTCCGGTGGAACCAGCGGCGCCGCGTCCCGGTGCTAGGTCCGCGCAAGAAAGTCCGCTATCGGATGGAGCCGGTGCCCGTGCTTGACATGCTCGGTGCCGCTCTACGGAACGCCGTCCGGAGGGAGCTGCGGCGCACGAAGGCTGGCGGAATCGCGCCGCCAACCAAGAGAGGCGCGGCGATCCGCGCCGGCACATTGCTTCCGTCTGAATGAGCCACGACTAGCCAAGAGCCGAGACCCCATATCACTGTTGTGACCGAGGCGCCGGGGCCTAGGTCATCAAAACACGTCTTCTCTCGGCAGCGAAGCCAACGGCGAGGTAGGCTATTCAGCGAATCGATGGGACAGGAGGCCGCAGGGCTTGCGGCGCTTGGACCAGAAGATACCTCCTCCGGAAGCCGACACTGCTCAACCACCAGGGTGCCCCATGAAGCAAATGCTGATGAACCTCCGCGAGGAATCCGAGACGCAGAGCGGCGGGCGCACTCTGTCCCCGATCTATCTGGACGAGACGGAGTCCTTTGACAACGTGCTCGTCCTCAAGCGGCGGAATCGTCGCCGGCGCATCGCGTTCGGTTGGTATGGCGGCAAGTTCAGTCACCTCGACTGGCTTCTTCCGCTTCTTCCTCAGACTCACCACTACTGCGAGCCGTTCGCGGGGTCTGCTGCGGTCCTGCTCAACAGGGAGCCGGCCCCGATCGAGACCTACAACGACATCGATGGTGATGTCGTCAATTTCTTCCGTGTCCTTCGCGACCGCCCCGAGGAAATCAAGCGCGCGATCGCCCTGACGCCGTTCTCGAGGGAGGAGTTCCATCGCGCGGTCACTGCGAGCGCTGCTCGGGCGAGCGACCTCGAACGCGCGCGACGCTTCTACATCCGCGCTCGTCAGGCTCGGACAGGACTCGCGCAGACTGCTACGCTTGGCCGCTGGGCCAACTGCAAGAACACAAGCCGGGCAGGCATGTCGGGCGTTGTCTCCCGCTGGCTCGGCGGCATCGAGGGGCTGGATGAGATCGCGGAGCGGCTACTTCGAGTTCAAATTGAGAACCGTCCTGCCATCGATGTCATTAAGCTTTACGACAGCCCCAACACGCTGTTCTATTGCGACCCGCCATACCTCCATGAGACGCGCGGCGACGCGAAGGCCTATGGCTTCGAGATGGATATGGCAGCGCACGAAGAGCTAGCAAAAACCCTTCGAAACGTGAAGGGCAAGGTGGCAGTCTCTGGCTATCGATGCGACACTATGGATCGTCTCTTCGATGGCTGGCGTAGGTTCGATGCGCCGAAGAAGCAGTGCCACTCTATCAAGAAGATGAGGCAGGAGTGCCTCTGGATGAACTATTAAATGGGACTCGACTATGAGGCTGCCAAGAGCCTCCTAGCAGACCTGTTTGCTGAGGCGGAGGCCCGCCATCTGGAAGGCGCTCCACCGAACGTCTCTGAAACCGCACAAGCCGCAGCCAAGACCATCTTTGACTCATCCACCCAAGCCTATCGGGAAGTTCTTCTGGGTTGCGGCCTCGCCAGGTTGTTGGATCGCAAAATCAACATCAGGCATCCCTATGCAAACCAGGGAAGTGACGCCTTCAATGGGCGAACCCTAGACGAGCGGGTTGTCAATCCGTTTCTCCAGGACAGACTCATCCCTTGTTCGAAGGGGCCGTACCTCTCCGTTTTTCGTCGGAGCGTTAAATTCACGAAGTCCTTAGAGGAAGGGCTTCGCGACAAGAAGGGTTACGCCGCGCTGCTCGACTACATCAGCGAGATGGAAAAGGCGGACGCAGAGACGGTTCGCCTCCTTGTTATCTATCTGCTTCATCAGTTCTTGTTGCTTCGCGATAAGTCGGTCATCCCTCTCGCTCGGATCCGGCGACTCAGCCTGGAGCAGTACGGTGCGCTCATCAATGGGCTTCTCCAAATCCAAAGCGGAGGATTGATACCGGTTCTCCTGACCGTTGCGATGCTGGGCGCAGTGAAGAAGTCGTTCAACCTTCCATGGGTCATCGATTGGCAGGACATCAACGTGTCAGACGCGGCTTCAGGCGCAGGCGGGGATGTTACCGTCAAAAATGGCGACCAGATTATCCTAGCAATCGAGGTGACGGAGCGCCCCATTAGCAAGTCGAGAGTCGTTTCAACATTCAATACCAAGATTGTCCAGAAAGGTATCTCGGATTATATGTTCATATTCTCAAATACGCAACCGGATGGTGAAGCCCGAGCGGTGGCGCGAACATACTTCACCCAAGGTCACGAGATCAACTTCATCGAACTGAAAGAACTGATTTTAAATAACCTCGCGCTGTTCGGCTCGGCAACCAGAGCGTCTTTTATGAAAGAGGTACTTGATCTCTTTGACAGCTCGCAAGTGCCTGCCAAAGTTAAAGTCGCCTGGAACGACTTGGTGAAGAAGTTGGTCGCTTCATAGATTCCAACGCCTTGCCGATCACGACTTGCTGGCGCACCCTGAAGTGCATGACGTTTTTGCTTTAAAGGGCGCCAATAGGCCCGGTCTGAACCTTTGTTTGGGCTATAAACCCGAAACAAATGACCCCGGCGCTTATGAGGCGCCGGGGTCTTTGGTCTCTCTTCCAGGAGTCCTCGTCTCCGTTCCTTCGTCCGGACGAGGTGCGGCCTTGCAGGGCCTGGCGGTCCCCCGAACGCTAGGGGGCCGCGTGTCGAGAACATGGGTCCATTAGCCTGCCGCTGACAGGCGTTCCGTGTCGCCGACGGTCAAGATCTGCACCGGACGCCCAACCGCCCGTGCCAGCGCCTCGGCAGGATCGACGTCGTCCCGGACCAAGGCCAGAGACCCTCTACCCCTCGCTCCATCTGCCCGGAACCTTACAGCCCGAATTATTCCCCCCCCAGCGTCACTAGAATCTATAGTAACGGTGGGGGGGGAATAATTCCGTCCGACGACAGCAGAAGCGATAGCCTCGGCGCCTCCCTGCCTTTCCAGCCACCTCTGCGCTTGCTTCCGACCCGCCCAGATGCCAGGCCACAGCCGAGGCAGGTCTGCCTCGGTGAGCGGAACGGCCTCTGCCCCTCCTTCGATCACCCGCCAGAGCCGCTCCATGCCCTGCTCCCGGACGTCCCGGCCTGACGCCCGCGCGCCGACGCGCAGCACCTCCGCCGCCTCGACCTCTTCGTCGATCGCAAGCGGCAGCGCCAGGCTATTTAGAATAAGCATTTGCCGGGACTGGAAGACCCCGCGCACCCGGTCCAGCGCCTGCATGACCTCCGCTTCGCGCGCCTGCCAAAGCACAGCGTCGCACAGGGGGTCTGGGTGGCACAAAACCTCGACCGGCGAGACGCTGCCGTCGCGGAACCGACGCAGCCGCGTCTGTCTTGTGTATTCGCCTGCGGGGAAAAACGGCGCCGGGTCGGTTGCTGAGTACCCGCGCGCAACAGCCTCGACAGCCTCGATGCGCGGTGTGTCGCAGCCCACGATGATCGCTCGCTTGCAGTGCTTGAAGCGGTTCAGCCCGCGCAGCGCCCCGAAGTGCCCGCCCGCCGACCGCATGCCGTCAGCGACGAGCGCCTCGACGGTCGCCTTGGACGACGCCAGGAATGTCTCCGGCACCGCGTCTGCCAGCGCCCGCAGCGCCTGGCGTCGCGCGCCTGCGCGCCGGTCCAGCGCCCCGGAGATCGGCTCCGCCGTGAGCCGCCCGATGCGGCGAGCGATCAACGACGTCCGCGAGAACCCGGACCCGTAGCCCCGGCTTTGACGAACGACGCCTTGCCGATCGACCGGAAAGTGTTGATGATCGAGGCCGGGAACGACGCGCGCGCACAGCGTCGGGTCGCCGGTCCCGTCGAGCCACAACACCGGCTTTTCCCGCCCGATCTTGTGCTTCCTCAGCCGTGCGACGAAGAGCCGCGTTCCCTCCTTGCTCTCTGCGAGCCAAAGCGCTCGGAACCCCGGGCGACCGTCCGGGTAGCGATCTGTCGGCGTCAGGTCCCACTCTCGCAGCACCGCCCGCACGACCTCACGCACTGCCTTCGCCCATGACCGGGTCGCCGCGCCGGCGTTCAACGCCTGCTCGATCGCCGCGTCGTCGCCGGCGACCGCAGAGACGTCGGGCGGCGTCGCCGCGTCGAGCAGCGCATCCGACGCCTCGCGCACCTCGCTCTTCGTGAGCGCCGCCCGCGCGGCGGCGCGGGCCCGCTCGTTGCCGGCGGTCAGCGCTTGCCGTAGCGCCCCCAGCGTCGCCAGCAGCGCAGGCCCGGCCTTCGTGTTTAGGACATCTTGCGGCACCGCCGTCAAGAGAGCCGGATCGACGGACTCGACATGCACCGGATTTCGGATTGCTTCGTCGATGACGATCACGTCCGGCGCCGGCACGGGCGCCGGCAGGTAGGCGTAGTCGTGCGGCATGACGAAGATGCCGCCCTCTGCCACGAGGTCGAGCGCGTCCGCGCGCTGCTGCAAGTACTCGCACGATGCCCGCAACGGGCAATGCGCGCAGATCTGCGTCTCGATCTCGACGCCCTCTGTCTGAGCCTTTCGTACAATGTCGGCGCGGCGGCACATCGTCTCGCCCTTCGTCGTCCTGGACGGCGCGGTGCGGCCTCGGATGGCGATCGCCCGCAACCCGCCTTTGAAGCGAGCGCGGGCGGCGTTGTACTCCTGGACTGTCTCTTCCGCGCGCTCATGCGTCGGCACCAGCACCCAAACGATCAAACCGCGGGCACGCAGAGACGCCAGCGCCTGAATGAGCGCGCTGCTTTTTCCTGTGCCTTGTGCGCCGGTGATCAGCAAGCGCGGCGCCTCGTCCGGTGCGGTCAAGCGCCCGGCGTCATTCACTGCGTCGATGTAGCCGTCGATGTCGGCGGCCTCGGCCAGCCGCTTCGTTGCTGCCGTCAGACCGGCTCGGCGCTCTTCTTCATCGATTACCGCTTCTTTCGAGGCGAACGCCGCAGCGTCCCGCGCCCAGCGCCGGATCGTCCTCGTCTGCTCGGCCACCGTCTCGTCCCGCAGCCGTGTCGGCTCGGCGTCGAAGGGCGGCAGGCATGTCCTGCGCGTCTGCCCCTTCGGGAGACGCAGCATCCTCGATTGCGGCTGACCGCGCCAGTGCGCGGCGGCCCGCGCTTGCACGCGCGCAAGCCCGTCCGGATTCCAGCGTGCTACGTCTGCGACCAGCGCGGGTTCATCCGTTCGCCACGTCGGCGAGGCCAACGCCATGCCGAGGAGCACGCTCTCCTCGGGGTCGATCGGCCATTCGATGATGTCGAAGTTGATTGCGTTCATTCTTCGGTCATCCCGGCGGCGCCGCTGCAACGACGCCGCCCAGAGGTGAAGAGCATCAGGCGGCGGCGCGGGTCTCCCGTTCGGAGATAGACCCGGCCAGCAACCACCCCCGCTCTCCGCACCAGTCGATGAGCCGCATCTGTGCGCTCCGCGCCCAGGCCTCATGTCGGCGCCGCGCCTGGTGCCGCTCTGCCGACATCTCTCTCGCCTTCGCGCGCGCCCGCGCCAGATCTTCCGGCGTCAGCAATGCCGGCAGCTTCGAGTGCCGGACCTCCGGCGCCGGCGCCGGCCGCGCCAGGCGCTCCGCGCGTCGGGGCGCAGACGCGATCATCTGTCGCAGCATGTCGATCGCCCGCGCCTCGACCTGCCGGATGCGTTCACGCGACACGCCCTCGAGCACGGCGATCGTCTCGAGGTGCTCCGCCGGCTGCCCGGCGCGCGCGCCGACACCGAAGCGCATCTCAATGATCTTGCGCTCGCGCTCGGGCAGCCGAGACAGCGCCCAGCCGAAAAGCTCTGCTTTTTCGTCGTCCAGAAGACGGCGCAGCGCGGCGTCCGGCCCCTGCTCCTCGTCCGCGATCATGTCCTGAACCCTGCCGTCGCCGTCGGCAAACGCGGGCGCGTCAAGCGCAACATGCCCGCCGCGCAGATGCGCCTCGACGTCGCGCAGGACTGCCATCGACGTCCCGGCCTGCCGCGCGATCCATTGCCGACCTTCGTCGTCGAGGTCGCGCCCGTGCTTCGCTTCCCATTCCGCGCGCAGCTTCGGAAAGCGGTAGAGCGCGCGCTTGTCGGCTTGCGTCGTGCCGACGCGCATCGGACCGGACATGTCGAAGTGATGCTTGTTCAGCCGCTGCTGAACGGAAAAGCGCGCGTATGTCGAGAAGCGATGCCCGCGCTCGGGTTCGAACTTGTCCGCCGCTTCGAGAAGCGCAAGCGTCGCCTCTTGCGCGAGGTCTTCGATGTTGCCGCGGCCCAGCCGCGACGCCTGCTCCGCGGCGCGCAGCGCGAACGGGCGGTATGACATGATGAGCCGATCCCGCGCGCGGACGTCGCGGCGGTCGCGCCAACGGCATGCCAAGTCGAACTCTTCTTCGGCGCTCAGAAACTGAACCTTCTTTGGCATCGGAGCCTCCCTCTTTCTTTGTTTGAGGCCCCGTGCCGACGCGACGGGCCGGGGCCATCGCGTCGGTTGCCGGCGTGCGCCGCCGGCGGCGTGTAGATGTTACTATGCTGTGTCGAAGAACAGCGGCGCCGGCACCTCGCGGCGCGTCGCGGCCCGGCGGGCTTCGCCGCGCCGACGCCAGGCGGCATCGGCCTCGGCATCGACTTCGGCGGCGCGAACGCGGTACGCCTGGCGCTGATGAGCCGTGATCTGCGGCAGCGCCCACGCTTCGATCGCTTCTGCTTCGCGGATCTGACGAGCGCGAATGCCGGAGCGGCTACCCGGACGCGGCATCGGAAGATCGTCCTTCCACGATTCCGGCGCCCACTCCTGATGCAGAGCGACCTTGACGCGGCGGTCGCGGTCGTGCGCTATCTGCGCGCCGCAGACGCCATCGCGCGCACGGCGGATTTCCGCGTTGAGCCCGCGTCTCAGCGCGAGAGCCACGCGAAGCGCCGCAACTGGCAGAGAGACGCCGCTCATCGTCCGTCCTCGAGCAAATCGAGGTAGAGATCCGGCGCGCCGCGCGCGCTCGGCGGATAAACGAGCCGGACAATGCCTGGCGGCCCCCAATGCACCCAACGCGCCTGCCGATCATGGATCGTCAGGTGCTTCGCTTCGTCGATGATTCGGCTCGAAAAGAGGCTGCACCGCCTCCAGGCCATCTCACGAGCCGCCTTCGGCAGATCCTCGCGCGTGCGCCGGCTCTTGGCGTCCTCGAGCGTCGCTGCCATCGCCCGCAGCCGCTCCAGGACCTCGCCGTGCTCGAGCCGCTGATGAGCGGAGAGCCGGATCGGCTCTCCGTTCGACGCTCCGTGAATCTTCGAGAACAGATGAGACATCACGCCGCCTCTCCCGTCGCCTGCCGCTTGACGACGCGGACGTCGTACCGAGCGTCGGCTGGCATGTAGTTGTCTCGATCCGGGCGGTTGAAGTTGCGGTTGCAGAGCCGGTCGCAGAAGTCCCAGCGGATGCCGGCTTCGGCGAGCGCGGCCTGCGCCGCGAGCGCGACGCGCTCGGCTTCGTGCCACTCGCGCTTCCCAGCGCCATGCCCGCGCGCCCAGGCTTTCCGCATCTGCTCTTCTGCCTCGACGACAGCTTCGACGTCGATGACAGCGTTGAGCATGGCGTCGATCTGCGCGCGCCTCTCGCGCTCGGCCTTCTCCGCCGCCGCCTTGCGCTCGCGGGCAGCTTCGATCTGAACGCGTGCGGCTTCGAGTTCTTTGACTGTCTGCGCGAGCCGCGCGGCAGTTTGTTCGTGCGCTCGCGCCGCTTGAAGCAGCACGTCGATCTCGATCTTGATCTTGCCGATCTGCTGTTCGGTCAGCTCAATCGCGTCCGCATAGCCAAGTGGCTCCGCCGCGCCCGACGCAACATTGATCCACTGTTGCAGCGCTTTCGCCGTCCTCGCGCTGATCTCCCAACGCTTCTCGACGGGGTTCCACCGGGCGCTCGGAAAGCAACGCTTGAAGCTGTCCTTCAAGCGGAAGGGAAAATACACACCGATGCGCTTCGCGCCGTCGGCGTCGACGAACTCGACAGTCTTGATGTCCTTGATGACGGCGGTTTCGGTAGCCGCAGACATGACGCTTTTCTCCCGGTTGTTGCCGCCGGGACCCCTCCCGGCGGTGCCGGCTCTCTGTCCGGCACGGGTGACCTAGGGCAGCGGTCAGGTCCGCCCAGCCTTTTGCCGAGATTTTAGTGCATAGCAGATATGCTCTACACGATTGTCAGAGTGAGCGGTTCGGCCAGCCCGCCGGCGGCGGCGAGCGCCGTCGCGTCGGCGCGGGCATGGGCGCTGTCGATCTCATGGATGTCGATGTTGACGATCTTCTCGAGCAGGCCGTGGCGCATGACGCAGACGTCCTTCAGAGTGTCCATCAGGGCCTTCCGCGCGGCGTCCTGGCGGATGTCGAGCGTCTTGCGGGGGCCGTAGATCTCGCCGGTCTCGAGGCTGAGATGCCAGCCGATCCGCTGCGGATCCGGCGCGTCGTCGCGGAATGGAGCAAGGTCAAGCGCGAGACGGGCGCGCGCGGCCTGCAAGCGGCGTTCCGCGGCGGGGCCGACGGCGCGGTCGAGGGCTGCGATCAGGGCATCCCGCATCTGAGCCGCATCTGCTGGCAGGCGCGTGGGCATGGGGAGCATCCCGAAGGGAGTCCAGGTCCGCACCACCTCGGGGGTGGTCTGGCGGAAACCGCCGTACGCGCGACCGCTGTGTAGGATCTCGACCTCGACGAAGACGCGGCAGGCGCGGCGCTTGCGTTGGCCTCGGTCGATCTGCAGGGCGACGTCGTCGCGGTGGCGCAGGACGACGAGCTTGCCGTCGATGGGGCCTTCGGTCGTCCAGGCTTCGGGGTCGCAGGTCTGCAGGGCGCGGGCGAGTCGTTCTGCCGGTGTTCCGTTTGTCATGTGCTTTGTTCCGTCCTTGCTGTCTTCTATGTTTTGAACTCAAACGGAAGAACGCCGTGTTGTTCGGCTGTTTCCGCCGCTCGTATGCGCTCATGTGCAGAAGTCAATAATGGAACAGGAAGTATCTCTATTGGTATGAGTCTATCATATCTCCACTGTCGAACGCGAGAAATGATTGTTCGTAAGCGTCGCAATGAGCTTTCTTCAAAAGAAAGATGACGACTACCAATACTTAAGTAAGCATGTTTGATCCATGCGTTCGCATACTTCGCTTCGAAGCCTTCCGGAAGCGCTCCGTGTATGTCGAGAGCCAGGCGCGCGCGAACTGCCGCAACGCGTCTTTCTGCCGCCTCGCCGGCAATATTGTCTAGGTCTTCGGCGATTGCTCTGACGATCTCATCGTCTTTCAGATTTCGAAGTCCGTGGCGCAGCGGGACGCGACCGATGCAAACTCTGTGGAGACCTCTGCGAAACGTCTTGCTGAACGGGCGATGGGCTGATTCGCTTCGGCTGGTGACGGCGACGGTGGAGGCGTAGATGGGTCAGCGTCGGATTGGACAGGGGAGCCTGGCGGAGGCACTGC